GGTCAGTCTGCTCTCCAACTCTTTGTAAGAGTTGGCCATGTCCGCGACCGAAGCGAATTTCTCGGGCAGTCCTTCAGGACGTGCGCCGTCATCGGTCAGTTGAACCTTCGTCACTCCGTCTGACATTAGTGGTCAGTCCGAGTGAGGGTGCCCTTCTTCAGGGTTACCGTCTTGTCTCCGGTGGTACGCACCGTCCGTGCTGGCGCGGGGTACTTACCGGGGAGTACTACTGGAGTCCGTCCGTCATTGGAGACACCAAATACTGTCGCCTCGACCTCGGGCTCGTCCCCCTCGTTCTTTTTGAAGTTGGGGTTGTGGTTCATCGTCCCACCCTGTGATGCTTCAGGGGGGAGTGGGTTGCCATAACTGGCGTCATGCTCAGAACTCATTAGTTCTCCTTATTGAGCGGGTGGGGCGCCTTCTTGTGGCGCCTGTTGCTGCTGCGCTCCTGCCTGAATCGACGGACCAATAGCTTGCTGGGCCAGCTCCTGCTGGAAGGCTGCGCGGTCTTGTTCGGCAATCTCTTCGTCTGACACGAACAGGCCATCAATGTCGATGCCCAGCTCGGCAGCACGGATGCCAAGCAACACGTCTAGCTTGACTTTCCTGCCGATCCTATCGGGACCAAAGGTCTCCGCTATCCCCTGTATCAGAAGGTCGTACTTCTGAAGTTGCGCGAATCTACCAAGCGCAGGAAGTCCCGTCGTAACTTCGGGGGATACAACATCCTTGGGTAGGTCGGGTAGTCTGCCCTTCTTCTTGAGGAGGGACATGAACCGACGGGCAAGAGGTAGCTGCAGCTCCTGCGCCAAACGCGAAAAGACCCCACCGAGAGCCGTCTCCAGCTCCTGTGCGATCAGTCTGATTTCTTCTGCTGTGACTCGCTCGGCGTCTCGGATGTTGTCCGAGGTAAGCAGGAAGATTTGTGCGAGTCCCCTCTGTATGTTCTCCTGCACCTGCTTGGCTACGGATAGGTCCGCTGCCTTCTCCACCTTGAGTGTGCCGACGTCCTCTTCGCGACCTTCTATGATCGCTCCGTTGTCCGCGGCCTCCAGCTCGTCGGCTGAAGTGAGACCACCCTCGTTAATGAGGAAGATCGTCCGCGCCGAAGCCGCTGCTCCGGTGATGAGGCTGTCCTGCAGTGACTCGTTGGAGTCGAGGTCGCCTTGGAATTCCTCACCAAGGCCACGCCCATAGTTTTCGCCGGCAAGTAGCTGCCATGTCAGGGGGAGCCACGCTGGCTCGTCGACCGGGCGGGTGCTTTCCGTTCCCGGGAGCTTACCGCTGGTGGCCAACTCCTGCCACGTCTTGTACTTCTTGCCGTCGAGGATGGTGCGGGTGAAGATGTCAACCGAGTCCTCGTTCGGCTGATTCTGTCCGGTCGGCATCCCGGTCGCGCCTGCTCCCTGCTGCAGGGCGAGTGATCGGATGGGCTCTGGTAGGGTACGAGCCGCGACCGATTGCCGAAGGATGATCTCAAGGACGGTGCCCTGTGCATCACGCTGAACCACGTACTGGTTCAAGCGGTAGAAGCGGGCGTGTCCATCGTCGTCTACGTTGAGGAGCCCGTTGCCCGTGATAATGAGGGAGCGCATGGTATCCACCATGGGAGACCTGAGTCCCTTGGACTCCATCTCCATGCGGGTGGCCTGCTCTACCTTGGACAGCCCTATCTCTAGCTCGGCCCTCTGCTCCTGTCCAATCTCTTGGAGTTGGAACGGGTCCATCGTGAGCTTGAAGAAGGGTTGGCCGGGGGGCATCAGTGCCATGACCAGCTTGTTCGCGAGGTTGTTCACGCCCCGGGCGCCGATGCTCGACTTGGGGGTCATGTACATTTCGCTTGCGGTACTCGTGCCCTCTTCAAAGGGGATCAAGTACGGGATCGTGACCTCGCCTACCAGCCTGCCGCGCCAGATGTACTGGGAGCGGTCAGTCTTTAGCTGCTCGTAGCGATCAACAGCTCGCATCCCCAGCTCCTGATCGGCAAACTCTTCCGGTGTCTGAGCGCCGGGGAATGTGGCCATGTGGGTGCTCCTTATTGCTGAAGCTCGCGCTCCAGACGTTCAATGACTGATTGTTGACCAGCGTCGTAGGCTACTTCCTCCAGCGTCATCCCTTTCCTATAGGGAGCCGCGGGGAATACCCGTCCGAGCCAATCAATAGTGGATTGGTTGATGAGAGGTTTCGGTCTATCTTCGTGCATTTATGCCTCCTGCCTCTTCTTAAAGGGGCCATAATGGCAGGGACAGGGGGTAATCCCCTGCCCCATAAGGACTTAACTTCGCTTGATCGCTTCCAGCTCTCGGAGGGCTTTGTGGATGCGCTGATGCTCCGCTCCGAGGAACAGATACCGCGGCTCGAACTGCTTCATGCAGGCTGCCGGGGGCACCTGTGCTTCGAGGAGACAGCCGAGTGCTTCCAGTGCCACGGTGGCCATCTCGTGGGCGTTCTTGCTGTCGGCCATGATGAGCGCAGCCTTGGTGCTGTCAGCCTGCGCGGTCAGTGTGGCCGGGGCCACGAGTAGGGCTAGTACTAGGAGAAGTCTTCGCATTGGGGTGTGTGCCTCGCGTAGCGGTCAATGAAGTCTAGCACCTGCTCGTAGGAGCGGGCGCGGGGAAGGTAGCTGTTGCGGTTCCACGGTTGAGTGAACAGGACGCCGAGTCCGTTGCGGAAGGTCTCGACGTTGTGGATGCGGTCGTCGACCAGCATGTCCACCGGGGCGTCACTCTTGTCGGACCCCGCGATCAGGTTCTCGCCATCCTTGGCGATGCCATGGCGTATCAGGGCCTCCCACTTGGCCGTGGCGAAAGCCTTCGTCAGGCTGGGCGGGGTGTCCCCGTTGCCGCAGGCGGTGACGTAGACAGGCGTGTGGCCTCTGTCCCGTATGCCCTGCACAAACTTCGCGGCATCGGGGAGGGGTTCAATGTGTTCATACATAGATGGACGTAACAGGTGGTAGATGTCTACTCCCGGCTTGACAAACTGGGAGAAGTCCCAATCGGTGACGGACCCACGGAACAGGTTATCGTCGTACTGCTCGTTGTACTCCTCCAGCCATCGGTCGACGAGGTTCAGGAGGACGTCGTCCACGTCCAGCCCCACCAGTAGTGGGACAGGCTCGTGGCTTATCAGTCCGCCCCTCATGCCCTGTCGTCCATTTCCTTGTAGCGCTCGTCGCCCTCCATGTGCATCAGGAAGGCGAGGTTGGCTGCGCAGTGGGACAGGTGGCTGAGGCCCGACTCTTGGTCAAGGTCCTCGCCGTCGAGCCACGCGAAGAAGTGACGGAGCAGAGCGTCGGCGGGTTCTCCCCACCGCATGCCCCGCCGCCAGTTGTTCGGGGCGTACTTCATGGCGCCGTAGGTCAGCACCTTGGCGCAGCCGAGGATGAGCGCTCGGGGTACGAGGGCCATCATCGGTTTGTTTTCCTTGTCAGTCATGCTGTTCTTGACCCCGCCGCCGTCGATCTCTCCGGCGAAGTCCAGCACATTGGCTGGCATGGGACGATCGAACGGAAAGCCCGGGTCCCGAATGGGACGAGCACTATGACTACAGCCAGTTATACGACCTTTGCTTCCATCCCCGCAGGTGTCCATAGAGTGATCTCCCCTTTCTTGATGTTGTAGTCTTCGTATCTGAGGATGCGAGCGAGCCGCGCCTGCATCAGGGCTGCCTCCACAGGGAGGTCCTTCTTGAGGAACGCAGCTTGCACTGCCTTCCACATGTCCTTGGTCTCGTTGAGCAGCTTGGGTGCTGTCTTCGCACCGATGCCCGGGCAGCCGGGGTAGCCATCGGAGGTGTCTCCGACCAGCGTCTGGAACATGTGCCAGTAGTCGGCGGTCAGTGCCCCCACTCCCTCGGTCAGGGTCTCGTGCATGGTGTTGTAGAACGAGCAGGGGATTGTCTTCATGTCCTTATCCACCGACACGATGACCTTGTCCCCCTTGATGTTCGGGTTCGTGGCCAGCCAGCCCAGCACATCATCCCCCTCCAACCGTGGGAAGGAGACGGTGTCCCACCTAGCCGACACACGCTCGACCAACGGGCCGTAGCATATTGGCTTCCGCATGCCCAGCCGTCGACGGTGTGCCTTGTAGTTTGGGTACAAGTCCACGCGCCAGTTGCGTTGGTCCGGATCGGAGAAGGCAAGCACCACCTTGTCCGCTTTGAGCTCCCGCTGGAGCTTCTTTATCAGGGAGTTGAAGGCAGCCTCGGCAGGCTCAACGTCAGAGTGCAACGTGAACAGCCCCGGCTTCCCCTCCCACTGGATGACCTGCTCTACCGCGATGCTCTCTTGGTAGGCGTACAGGTCACCGTCAATTAGAAGGGTTCGCATCGATGACACCCTCCATGGCTCGTGCGTCACGGTCAGCCTTGTAGGCTCGCACCGCTTCCTTCCGGTAGCGTGTCCACTGGCGTCCGCTCTTACTGATGACGCCAGCCTTGATTAGCTGACGACGGAGCGAGCGCTTTGGGCTACGCCACTTACTGTACTCTGATGATGGGGCGAAGCGTACTAGCATCAGCCCCTCCTTTCTTTCATGAGCTTGGCCTGCGCGTCACACTGGACGCACAGGAATTGGTTGTCGAGTCGTGGTGCGTCGAGGCACCAGATGCACAACTCACTATCAGGCAGTGTATGTCTTTCCACGGAACAGAGCCCTTCCATCGTTGATGCGTACTTGCTCTGCATAGCGCTCCCCGTCAGAGTGAGTGAAGAACCAGAAGCCGTTCTGCCACTGCGGGTGACAGTCGTACTCTGGGTTGAGCGTACCCATCGTTGGGCAGGTGAACCACTCAAGCTGTTCCTTGATGGTGCGGCGGGACTGCAGCTTGAATTTGTGGATGTGACCAGAGATACCCGAGACACCAAACTTGGTGAAGGGGTCCCCGCCACAGTCACCGTGGTGGGCGTAGAAGTCGGGAGCTATCTCGACCACGCTGCCAGTGGGGTGCCATGTTGCGCCGAGGCCGTCGAGGTCCAACAGCCGGGGCCATGTCAGCTCCCGTTGCAGGTTGGTCAACTCGAACAGGATGGCTTGAGTCTTCGCAGCCCTCCACAGGGTGCGGCGCAGCCGCTCCTCGTGGTTGCCCTCGAAGATGTCGTAGGTAGCCTTGGGTGCTGCCTCCCGTACCTTCAGGTGGTAGCCCCGCCCCATGTTGACCTCGTCTTGGAAGGTCTCCTTCCGGTTCGGGTCCTTCATGAAGTCGCTGAGTGCGTAGGCATCGTTGTGGTCCCCAAGGTTCACGAGGCTGTCGGGCTGATACTCTTCGATGACCTGAAGCAGGATCGACAGGCTGGCGGGACAGAAGTAGGGGACATGCGCGTCCGAAAAGATGAGCTGTGTAAACGAGCGTTTCTTTATCAGGTCACGCACCGTGACCTCCGGCAGGGCAAGGTCCAACTTGAAGGGGGCAACCCCCTCCTGTATGACCCCGTCCCACATGGTCATCTTGTTGCGTTGCTTCCAGCGTCGGAAGCCCGACCGTATCTGCTCCTCGTGCAGGTCGTGCTTCGCGCCAATCTCTTTCCACGACAGGCCGTCTGCTCTGTCATCCTTGACGGCCTGCATGAGTATGTCAGGGTAATTCATATATCTCCTAGTGGCACTCTGCCCACGACGAGCCGACTTTGGCTTCGCCTGTGATGGGGCAGCGCAGGTTGAATTTCTCACCCGTGAGGGCTATGAGTTGGACGCCGCGAGTGGTGAGGAACTGAGTGACCTCAGCGTCTCGGCTCGCGATTTGTATCTCGTCGTGGACCCACGCCAGCGGGCTCCACCGTCCGTCCCATGAGGGAGGACCAAACTTCTCAAGCAGCTCCTCGTACAGCGCCACGATCCAGTACTTCACGAAGACCGAGCCGCTCCCCTGTAACAGGGTGTTGAGTGCTGCATGCTGCGAGCGACAGGCGACGATGCGGCGGTCCAGCAGGCGGAACCAGCCCTGCTGTGCGATGCCACCGAGGTCGTCGATGAGCATGCCTAGACCAGCCATGCCCTCCGTAAACTTCGCTCGTGATTCCTTCCCTTTCTTGATACCTCCACCGAGAATCTTTCCTAGCTTCTCGTCCCCCGCACCGTACAGCCATGCGTACCACCATGTCTTGAAGACAGGTCGCTTGTCGGTGAACCCTCCCGCTATCATGCCTGCGGTGTGAGTGTCCCCCGCCTCCACGTATCTCGCAAACTCTCCGCCGTCAAACTTCGCGGCATAGTGAGCGAGCATGACGTTCTCCAGACCGGAGACGTCTATCCCCACCTGCTCCCACCCGGGCGGTGGCCCGAACAAGCCGCGGCACTCTGCGCCGTAGGGCTTGTCGACCGAGGGGACCTGACCCATGTTGGGCGAGGAGTGAGTGGCTCGGTGCGTGATCGTGCCCGACTGCCTCACCCTGCCATGCATGTGACCGTCCTCCCCTACCATCTTCATCCATGCTACGGTGCCACCCTCCAGCATCGACTGAATCTTCTTCACCTTCGCCCACTTGAGCAGGGGTTCCCGCTCTGGGTAAGGCAGAGACTGAATGACAGGCTCGTCGAATTGAGGGTTGCCCTTCTCCGTCATCACCGTGGGCTTCCACCCGTACTTCCGTCCGAGTGCTGCGATCACCTGCATGTCACTGCCGGGGTTGAAGTCCTCGACCTTGATCTTGCAGTAGCCACAGCCCGCGGTGATCACTCCGTCCTTCCTGTTCATGCTCCGCTTGGGCACTGTGATCTTCTTCCCGTTGCGCCTCGTCACTAGTCTGCCGAAGCCTTGGCGTAGCTCTTCCTTGATAGGCAGCAGGTCCTTCTCCAACTGTACGCTGAAGTCCTGTGCCTTGTCCAAGTAGAACGGGAAGCCGTTGACCTGTTGATGGTGTAGGTACTCTGCCAGCCGCATCTCTACATGCACCGCCGCGTCGACGATGCCGCAGGAGTGGGCATAGCGCCAGAGGTGACCGAGTACTCCGACGTCACCCTCGCAATACACCTGCATCTCCTCGCTCCAATGCTCCCAGCCTCCATCATACTCCAGCTTGCGGTAGCCGAGCCTCTGACCCCACGCTTCAAGGGAGTGCTTGCCGATGTTGTCACCGTCGAGCTTGCCCTTGCGGTGCAGGTTGTAGTCCCGGTCCTTCTGGTCTGCGAAGCGATGCTCCATCAGTACCTGCGTGTCCCACGCCTTGCCTCTCGGCCTCCAACCGTAGAGCTTCGTCAGCACAGGGTAGTCAAACCCGATGCCATTGTGGGCGAGCATGATGTCTGCCTCGTCCAGAATCTCGAAGCCCTTGCTAAAGTGGGGACGTGATGGGTCTGCTTCTGACGAGCCACTGAAGAGTAGCTCGTCGGTCCATGCGTTGCGAATCACTAGTGAGTGGACCGTAGTAACGTCAGCCAAGAGGTTGTCAGTCTCTAGGTCGAAGGCGTATACCGTGGTCGTCTTGTCCATTTAGTAGTCGCTCTCCTCTTTGAACGGGTTGGCCTCGTCGTCAATCACGACGGGCGATGCGTTGTGGACCTCCACCCCGAGGTCTTCGAGGAGTCCCGAACCGTGATCGTACCGAATCTTGAACGTCTTACCTGTTGCGCGTCCAGTATAACGGTCCTTAAGACATCGGACGGTGGTCGTGCGTCGATCCACTGCGTTGGTAGCTTGTTGATCTCGCTCAAGTCCCCAAGCATAATGCGCCCAGATTCCAATTGAGTGACTACCCCGCATGTGGCGCAGTTGTACGCGGCCACCCTCTTCGTGAGGAGTCCCTTCAGGGCGAGCCAAGTGAGATACAGCAATGATTGCACAGTCCAACTCCTTCACCAGCGCGCCCATCTCCGCGAGGATAGTGTCGAGCTCTTTGCGCTCGTCCGTCGTCGCAGCAGCGAGGGCGGTGATGTGGTCGAGGATGAATACCTTGGCGTCATACTGGTGAGCCAAGAAACGAATGTGTTCCTGCAGGATGCTCCACTCGTTGATGCCGAAGCTGTCGTAGAGGTAGAGCTTCCCGGGCGCGGCCTTGAGTGAGGCGATGCCTCCTGCCCTCTCCTCCTCCGACCACTCTCCCTTCTCCTGCGGGATGTGCAGGGGCTTGCCGACAAACTTCCCGGCGAGTCTGACCCCTGTCTCCAGCGGCGCTTGCTCCAAGAAGAAGGTGCCGACGTTGACTCCCTGCTCCAGCCAGTGCTTAGTCATCTGCAGCATGAAGTCTGTCTTGCCTGCCGCAGTACCAGCGCCGACGATGTGTATCTCTCCCATCCTGATGCCGAGGCTCAGCTCGTCGAGAGACTCGAAGCCTGTCGACAGTCCCGGCTCCGCTACCTTCTCGAAGTCGAGGTCGTCGACGGTGATGATCTCGTCGGGAGTATAACGCTTGGCATTATAGATGCAGCCCTTGAATTCACCAGCGAGGTCTGCCTTGAGCATGTCGCTGGCATCCTTGAGGGGTAGCGTGGCGATCTTCGCCTTGTCGTGGCCGATGATCTCCGCGGCCTCCTCGGCTGCGCGGACACCGGGAGTGTCACTGTCGAAGCAGATGACTACCTCGTCGAAGCGGCGGAACATCTCGCGGTGCTTGCTGATGTACTTCTTGACCTGCGGACCAGCGCCACAGCCTATCGACCAGACGGGCCATGTGTAGTTGAACATCTGGTACGCAGCAAGGGCATCCAGCTCTCCCTCCGTGAGCACCAGCCTCTTGCCAGTGTCACTCCGAACGCGGGAGCCAAAGGGCACCGCATCGGTAGGCCTGCCGATCCAAGGGAAGTCCTTGTCCTTGTCTCGCAGGTGCTGAGCGACCAGCTTCTTGTCCTTGTCGTAGTAGGGGTAGACCTGCACCATGCCTCGCTTAGCGTGGCGAGCCAGCGTGACGCCGTAGTCTTTCATGGCGCGGCTGTCGATGCGACGGGCCTGTAGTCCCTGCTCTGGTATGTCTCCCTTGAGTGGGGTGAATGTCTTGAGGTCTTCGTCCTTCACTATCTCCATGGCTCCCTCTCCGTTAGTGTGGGTGCCGCACGAGAAGCAGTGAGTGTGGCCGTCGCTGTACACAGCGCAGGCATCACTGCTGTTGCAAGACTCACACGGTCCCTTGTATAGAACGTGGTCGTCTGTGATCATACGTGGAATCTCTTCCAGACCTGCTCGTCTAGGTGGGAGCGGTCGAACGCTCGGCCCGGGTCATGCTTGCGGTCAGGCGAGAGGTCTTCGTGGTAGGTGTACTGCAGTCCGTCGTCGAACCAGTAGTTGTCGACCAAGTGCTGCATGATTGTGATCAGTCCTTGGTACTGCGCCCTCCCATACAGCTCAAAGGTAGTGCCTTCGTAAGCCATGAGTTTGCGGAGGCTGTCGTAGTCTTGGACTCCTCGGACCAGCAACTCAACACCAACGGTGTTGACGTTGTAGCCCCTCGCGTGGGCTCCGCGCTTACTGATGGGTAGGTGTTGCAGCACCTGTCCCCCGGGCAGCACTGTGAAGTGGACGCTCAGTCCAACCTCCTCTAAGAATTGCGCCGCGGGGTAGACACCATCCTCTCCGGAGTTGATGTACTCACCCATCGCGTGGATGACTAGCGACTTCCTCCCGAGTAGGTCCTGCGAGTAGTCAAACTGCAGCCCGTCTAGAATTTCCATAGCATCATCACTCCCTTGACCAGCAGCATGCTACCTGCCATGCCGACTGCGATAGCGAATGCGAAGAAGGCACACAGTACGGCGAGGGACTTGATGAAGTCCACCGTCGTGCCAAGATATTTGGCGAGGATCGCGATGCCCACGAACGTGCTGAAGCGTTTCCCTAGCATGTAGGCAAAAACCAAAAAAGGAATTGCCATTATCGCTAAAAACGCGCCGAAGAAAAAATCGAGTGACATTAGAATTCGACTCCGAGCTCTGCGAGCTTTGCGATGCTCGCTCTGAAAGGTGGTTCCGCATGCCACGCATCCGGTATGCTCTTGTCGGCCCAAGGGAATCCCTTGCTGTCGGCCCACTTCGAGTACGTGGTGCGGCTGGTCTTGTTCAGCTTGTTGCCCGCCCGCCCGAATACGAAGCGTATCTCAAGGTCGGGGTGCATGTCCTTGACCGCCCGCATCTTGCGTCGGTCAGCACTGTTGAAGAACCCCTTGGCCTCAATCACGATGCCATTGGGTAGGATGTAGTCGGGCACGTAGTGGCACAGCAGCTCGTAGGGAATGCGGCAGGCCTCGTAGAGAGCTACGAAGCCGCCATCATCCAATTCCCAATCAAGCCTGCGCTCCAGAGAGGAGCGGGCCACTCTTAGTAGTCGCCGTTGCTGTCGTCGTCTGGCGAAGTGATCGGTGCTTCCTCGTCCTCAGCCGCCTCGACGTTCTCGAAGGCATCGGCCTGATAGCCACCTTCGATCTTCCCGAAGCCTGCGTCCTCTGCCGTCTGGACGCCGCCACCAAACGCCTTGAGCTTGGCGATCTGGACGCCTTGCAAGCGGAGCGAGATGCCCACGCCATTCTGCGCGTTGTAGTAGGGGCGCAACTCCAGCGCCGCCTTCAGCTCAGTGCCTTGGCCAGCGTTGATCTTGCCAGTAACGCGGACGCCATTGGCGTCGAAGATGGGGAGCTTCCGGCTCCACTCTTCGCCTTCGTCGGTGATGCCCGAGGAGATCATCTTCGGGTTCATGTAGATGCGTCCGGTCTGCTCACCGTTCTCATCTTCCTCGTAGTAGTACGGGGTGTTGTCGGAGGCGCGGACCTTCTTCGCATCCCGCGGCGTCTTGGCCTTGGAAGTGAAGAACTCCAGCGCTTCCTCCAAGAGCTCGTCGAGCTTCTGCATCATGCTCGCGACGGTGGGCTTGTTCGGGTCGAAGTACAGCTTGACCTTGAACGCGCCAAATTTGTCGAACTCGAAATCAGGTGATTCAATGTGGAGCCACTGCGCTACTCCGACAGGAGTGTTGAGCTTGCGGAGCAAGCCAGCTTCACGGATGGGATCGCTTCTTTTTGCCATTGGTGTTACCTCAGTTGGTTACCGCGCAAGACGCGACGGCGCGTTGCCGTCCGTTCGAGTCGCGGTGCGGGGTGGTCACGTAGATGACGTTGGTGCCATCTGCGTTTCGTATTACTACTTGGTACACTCTGCAGTTGTGGCCGTCGTACACTAGATGCTCGGTGCGTGTCTCGACCACGGATGGTTCCTCCAGAGCATTAAGTGCCATGGCTCCGGCACCTATTGCAAGGCCAAGGGCGAGCGCTAAACCCAGTAGCCATCTAATGTCTGGCATGTGCCCTCCTTTAGTTGAAGAAGTACTTGGAGTCCCGCACCTGCTGAACGTCGAAGGTGCCCTGTGCTGGCGGCATGGGGACTTCTGCCTGTGCTGCAAACTGCTCGTACAGCTGGTGGCTCACATCGCGCCCGTCATACAAGGCGATGAACGCCTCTCGCGTTGCCGCTGCGAGCTTGGGTATGTCGCAGGCGTGTGTGCCGTAGCTGTCGTGTACCATGCTGAAAGCGTCTAGTCCTTCTATAGAAGAGAGGACGACTGTCATCATGAGCGCCGCCGCATCCAGTGAGTGAATGACGTTCGGAGCGATGGCGTTCTTGTGCTTGGACACGATGGGCTTGTTCGTCTGGTGGTACGTGCTGATCTTCACTATCTCCCCGGCGAGGATCGTCTTGACCCTTCGCTGTCTCACGTTCCAGTACTCCTGCTTGGCAGGGAAGTTGGTGACGGGCACTGACCACGAGACCGTCCCGGTCTCCACAGCGATTGCCCCAGCACACTCTGAGAACCACTCCATGCCGCCGAAGGCCGCAACAACGACCGTCTCCAGCGCTGCCCAAATGTGGACTGCGAGGTAGCGACACTTGAGTCCAGCGTCCTCGACCTCCTCCTCCATGATCGACTCCTGCAACTGGCGGCCCATGCCGAATGTCTTCGAGCCGTAGGCGAAGGTCATCGTTGGTCGCTTGAACAGCGAGCGACTTAGGAGTCCTGAATGAAGCCACCACTGAGCCTCTGCCACTCCAGCAACAGCTTCACTAGCGAGTCTGCTGCGGACCTCTTGATGTATGGCGTCGTAGACATCGCGAGGGCTCCCCTCGTCTGTGAGGTTAACTTCCCGCGCCCCGACACTATCGCGTAGTAGTGCCGCGAAGTGCTGGAGTCCGTTACAGGTGCCATCCTGTCCGACGGGAAGGCTACTCCGGTGATCGCTCCCAGCCCCGCGACTTGCAGCCTCAAGGTAGTCACGCCACTCGAAACAGAACGCGAGGAACTGAAATGGCTCCTCGGCGTCCCCCCACCAAGTGTGTTGCAGAGGGTCTTCCGCCACTGCTCGAATTGCGGCATCGTTAGCCCGCACCCACGAGTATCTATTGTCAAAGGTTTCTTTGCTGAATTTGTTTCCATCGAATTCTCCAAGGCAGTTGGCTCCGTGGACGGCGAGCCAGAAGGCTCCCTCTGGGCCAAGGGGTTTCGCATCTCCAAATTGAAGAAGTCCGCGTTGAAGATCGCTGCCTTGTGGTTGAAGCCCGGAGCAGATGGGGTATACCCGCCCGCGGAAGTCGAGGTTGTGCGGGAAGTAAATTGCGGGGTAAACCCGGAACTGTTCCGCCAGTTGGATCGCGGTCTCCCACTCAATGAGCCGGGAGGCGCGTAGGTTGTTACGAGCCTTAACCTCAGATGCCCCCTTCTTCCACTCGCGCAACTGCACCTGCTGTGCGTCTGTTTGCACTTCTTTTGGCAGCGCGTTGTGCATCCAATCGTGCTTTTGCGGTAGCATCTCAGGCTCTCCGTCAGGCAGCCCTCCGAGTGAGGAACCAGCCTCCCGCAGTCGCTGCACCACGTCCAAAACTCTATCATTGACCCTCCACTTCGTGTCCTGTATCTTGTTCAGCCCCTCGTACACGAAGGGCATCTCCACGTCCCGTGCCCGCTTCCCACTCGTCTTGCGGATAAGTCCGTACTTCCCACGCAGACCGTAGTGGTAGCCGCCGTTCAACTCGGCGCTCCACGCTAGCGGGGGAATGACCATTGGCAGTGCTTGCGGTCGCATGAACTGGAGGATGTCGTTGGTGTCGGAGATAAGTTGTGCTGTCTCCGCTGTCAGTGCGAATGTCTTCGCCTTCGACCATTTCGCTCCCTTCTTCTTTGTTTCGACGGTCAGCGTCCCGATCCCCGTGGCACCAATGCACACGTTGATGAGCCGCAGTCCGAGGAGCATGGCGTCCCGGTCAGTCATGATCTCGTCCTCGACGCCAGCATAGCGGGCGGTCTGGTTGAGACTGTGGGACTTGTGCCTGTAGCTGGATGTGTTGAAGGACCGCATGCGGAATTCGAAGAGTCCGCGGGCGTCAGCCTTCAGCTTCTTGTAGCGTACCTCGTCGTGGAGCAGACGGGCGATGGCTGGGGCGAGGCGGGCGACGTTGTCTCCTCTGGTGTTGCCCAGCAGTACCTTCAGGGTGAGGAAGGCCGCGATGTCCGGACCCACGAGGTCGAGCCACTTGACCAGCAGCCCGTACTTGCGTCTGTCCTTGCTCTGGGCAATTTCCGAAAGCGCCGCCTCAAAAGGCTCCAAAACGCGCCGAAGCAAATTTCGAGGCGCACCCTCAGCGGTGGCATCACCCTCCTTGGCAAGCTCTTCGAGCCGCTGACGGAATCGGTGGGCACCAGCCGCTAGAGCGTCCTCCTCTAGCTTCACTTGTACTTCTTCCATAGCACTCCTTTGGTGGTTAGAGTAGCTACCTTAGGTTGTGGTCTTCAATGACAATACCTCTTAGAGAAGCTACCTTAGGAGACTCCTTAGGTTAGCTTCTTTGTTCTTTTTTCCCTCCTTCTTCTTAAAGGGGCCATGATACTTCGGGGAATCTTCGGGCCGCCTAACTCCTTAGTCGTAGCGGACTTGCTTGGTTCGGCGCTTTTGCAGCTCCGGGCTCTTCACGGCGTCCATCAGAGCCGCCATGTACTCCACCACGGCCTTTTTGGCGTGTGTGAGCTCGCCGTAGCGCTCACTGCAGGCATCTGCCGCCCCGGGCACTTCGTCGGATACGGCCCGCAGTCCTACCTCGAAGGCCGCGGCAGCATCCACGAGTGCGTCGACGAGGCGTAGGGAGTTGGGCGTCATTCGAATTACAGGAAAAAAGTTCCCTTTATCTGTGGGCTTGGGTAAAAAGTTCCCTTTATCTGGTCCCGGCTCGGGAGCGGGGAGGAACGGACCATCGTGAAAAATGTCGGGCATATTGGCACTCCTATGAGGTGTGGCCTGCCAGAGTGACAGGCTGTGTGTGGACTAGCCGGAGGGACTCGAACCCTCGTGTCAGGTTTTGCGGACCTGCGCCTAACCAGCTCGGCCACGGCTAGGGATTGTTACACAGTTGTTACGAGCAGGACGAGTATCGGTCTATGGTGGCGAAGAAGAGCTTTTTGCGGCCCTTCACACCTTCGACCTGTTCAGCCCACTTTGTACCGATGGTGCGGACGGTGGTGCCGTAGCCTGCTGGGTGCCAGTTGGCTAGGTAGTCGTCCACGAGCGCTGAGAGCTCATTGACGCTCTCAGCTTCGAGTGTCTTGATGATGCAGCTCATACGGGCTCGCTCTGCTCGAAGTCCGCGAGAGCCAAGAGCTCTGGCAGGTGCTCGCCGTCGTAGTTGTCGGAGTAGCGCTCCATGACCAAGGCGAAGTACTCCTCGCGGGTCAGGATTTGGTCGACGTAGGTCTGTCCGAATATCCGGAGCGCATCTTCGCGCGCCTCGACAGCGTTGGGTTCTGTGGCCCATGCGCTTGGGAAGTCAGCCATGAATCCCTCGTAGTGGTCACAGCCCGTACAGGACCCGAAGTAGTCGATGATGTAGGTGTCGTCTGCCAACTTGGCAGCCCAGATACCTTGCCATTCGCCACAGTAGATGATCTTTTCGACGACCAAGCCTGCGGCACTCAGAGCTTCTGCGTATGACATGATGTGTCCTCCTTAGGGGACGTTCATGATGATGAGCTCTTCGGCGCCGAAGACCTGATCTTCCCCGCACTCTTCGCAGGGGTAGTTGCAGGCATCGGGTTCACAGCCCATGCGGTCAGCACCACAGGATAGGCAGAAGCCTACCCCGTAGTCGTACTGGACAGCGTCCATGATGGAGTCTAGTGAGATGCCCGGAGGCATTGTGCGGAACCGGGAGCCGCTGTTGTCTTGTGTGGTCACAGCTCGATCACCTCGGTGTAGGGAGAGATAGAAAGCAAACCGCCCCAGTTCCCAACAAGAGGCTCTTCTGGCGGCTTGCCATCGTCTCCGTAGGGAACATTGGGCGATTTGAATCGAACGCTGATACTGCTCTGTGAGGCCCGTGTCATTGTTCCGACTAGCCATGGGCAATTACTCACACGGAATGTGGCTTTCGGGTTCTTCGTCCAGAGGTCGTTCAGGTACATCCGATTCTCCTCGGTAGGCGCCAATGTTCAGCCCGTAGACGCCATCGGTGTTCTCCATGAGATGGGCGTCAACAGCAAGGATGCTGTCGAGCCACGGGGTTAGCATTTCCCCGTCGTATGGGTCAGTGCCGCAGTAGGCTACGCCGGCGTCCCAATGCTCGTTGTCGCCTACGCTGTAGTCGATCTTTTCCAGATGTGCGATCAGCATTGTGAGAGTCCTCTCTTCTTCGCCACGCGGGCTGCGCGGGCATATAGGATTGCATGTCCCCCCTTCTGAGGCGGCTTACCTCTCTGGGTAAGCAGCGACAGCATGAGCTTCAGGAGGTTCCTGTCGGTCATGTTGTCAAAGAAGGCCATTATACGTAGTCGTGGACGTCGAAACCACACTCGATAGCATTTGCAGCGTTGCGGAGTTCGCTCTGTGCTTCGTCAATGGCCATTTCGAGCTCGTCGAGGTAGCTCTGGATGGAAGTGTTGAGATCGTCGAGGAGCTCTTCGTGGAACTCTTCTTTGAGCTCGTCGATGAGCATTTCCGGAAGGTCGCTTTTGTCGCAGACTTCCAAGAACCTGTCGATGATGGCTTTCTCCATGTCATCGTCGACGTATAAAGCGGTGAAGGGAAAGCAGGTTGCTTCTTCGGTGTCTATGATGAATTTGCTCATGAGGTACTCCGTGTCTGTAGCCAGATGATGGCTTGGAATTGGGCTGTGGATAGATTGACCATGCGAGCAGCAGTCTGGAGGGCTTTGGAGATTCGCCCATACTGCTTGGGAGTGGGAGTAATTCTCTTCGTGTCATGTCCCAGTAGTAGTCGCATGATCCATCTGTCGATGACCGAAGCCGTGAGGTCTCCGGTGAGTGCGTGAGCAAAGGCCGTGACCTTGGGTCCTCTGAGGGCACTCAAGTCCCCAGCAAGACAGGCTTTCGCCTTGTCCACAGGTCCGCGCATTCCTTGGGCGTCAAAGCCATTTGCTACCTGCCGTACTGCGTTGATGTTAGTGCTCCATCGCATTTGGTTGCTGAGCGCTGCGACCGCGTATGCTACGTTGCGGAACGGCACCTTCAGCTCAAATGCGAGCTGTTGTATATCGTGTTGCGCTTCCCAGTACCACATGATGCCTTCTCCGTACTGCTCATCAGTGGCCCGTCTGAAGCTCGCAAGGAACTTGTTGACGTAGCCAAGGTTCAACGGAGCTCGCATCCCGCGGCTTATTGCTGGATTATTTATAGCAGCCTCCTAGTCGCATGCAATGCTCCCATGAGAGGTAGAGAATCCCGTAGATGATTATCGTCCATTGCAAGACGACGAGCGGGATGTGTCCCCACCAATCTCTGAGGAAGCGTAGCATCTACTCCTTGAGGGTGGGCCATTTGCGGGCACTGCGGGCTTTGCTGCTGAGTTCTGTGAGTGCTGCGAGAATGGCAAGGATTTCTTTGACGGTGACGATCATGGTCTTGCCACAACCGACCTTGTCGAGGTAGAAGGCGGATGCTTCGTGATCCTGAAAGGAACGAGCGCGAATTTGGGGGTTCTCGTAGAGGACGACAGAGGTGTCTTCCCGCCACGATGCTGGGGGCGGCATTATAGGCTTCTCGCCGTTCGCATGATCCATCATGCTGAAGAGGAGAGGAGTGGCCATTACTTGGTCCTCGCGGTGAAGTAGATGGTGCAGTTGAGGCCGGAGGTGTCGATGTTCTCGTGCTCGTAGTTGAAGGGGACGGTGATCCCGGCCATTTCGAGCGCAGCTCGGATGGCATCGACGTCACCTCTTCGGGTGGTGTGAGGCATGCCGCCGATGCGAGCGCTGATGATGACGAGAGTTTCGGCTTCCTCGGGGGTGAGCGTCAGGTGAATGACCTTCTCTGTCACCCTCTGTTGTACGATCTTCTGTACTTCTCCTTGTGAGGCTGTTGCCATGGTGATTGTTCTCCTTATGCGTATGGGGTTTGAGGAGTGCGACCTAGACAGGTGTGGTGAAGCCGCTGAAGTATCCTCCAGCGCTCTCTAGTGGGGTCTCCTCCCGGTAGAGGTCAGGTCTGCAGTAGTGGCAGGTGCAGTCGGTGTCATTATAGACGTTGCGACCAAACAGAGGGTCAGCACCGCCGAAGTCGAGGCAGTAGATTCTACCATTGACGACACCGATGTTCTCCATGTGGAGGTCATCGTTGTTCAAGGACATCACTGTGCGGCGTTCTTGGAGCTTTGGTTCAAGCCAGAACGCATCGAACTGGCCGGGGTGAGCCTCGCTGACATAGTCGAAGACGTCCATGGCCTTGACCTGAAGGCAGCCGAATGTTCCTAAGCGGGCGGTGGGGATGAGTAGCTCGCGTTCCGCGTCCTCGGCGTTCGCGTAGACAGCCCATTCGTCACAGGCGTTCTTGCCTATCTTGACCACCCACTGGTGGTTGACGAAGACGAAGGCCTTGCAGATGCCGCTTCTGGCTACTTCGGCATCCCAAAGCTCGCAGCATGCCTGCATTGCTGCCTCGGCCTCGTCGTTCTCTTCACGAGCGACCTCGAAGCGGTTGGACTCATACAGCGGGATCAGGTAGTGCGAGAAGTGCTCCAACAGGTGGTCAGCGATGACCTTGAGGTGCTCTTCCATGATCCCGTGCGTTGTCAGTGGAGGAAGTGGCCGCTCCAAGACGTCTTGCATCAGTCAGGTGTCCTTTCTGAGAGGAGCCCAAGCTCGACGAATGTGGCGAACTCTTGGAACTCGGGTTTGATGGGCAGGCCACCCGCGAGCATGGCGACATGCTTGAAGGTGTCACAGACCTGATCAAAGGTCTGGTAGGCTTGTACGTTATCACCCTGCCAAGGGATGAAGTGACCGTTGATAAGGATGGCTGTCTCAGCCGTGTTACTCTTCCAGCCTTCTTGGGGCAGGTCATCGTCACCGATGCCCACGCCATAGTTGTCGCAGTAGTTCCCCGGGCCAATCTGGATGCTGAGGACGTAGCCGTTGGGGAAGTGGATGTGGGTGCCCTTGGTTCCGGGCTTGGCGTGGAAGGCTGGTGTGGTGTCCATGAGTTTCTCCTTGAATTGAAAATGAAAAATTCCCTTTATCTGGTCCGGTGGCGGGGTGCGGTGGGCGGTGGGGAGGGGCGGGGAGTTAGGCGAAGCCGAGCTTGCGAGGTGAGCTGGCTGTTGGGGTGTGGTGGGGCGCTGTTGGGGTGTGGTGGGGCGCTGTTGGGGCCGGGGTTGTTTGGGAGTTGCCG